CCCCGAATCAGCGAAGGCACTTCCAGGGCACTTGACGGATTCGAGGTGGCCGCTTGACATTTATCAAGCCGACCCATCACGATCTGTGATGCTCCGATAGTCTCCGGCTATCGTTTCGCAGGAAACCCATAGGCACTTCCTATCGAATCACTCCTTCCGGCATCCGTTTCAGAAGAAATCGGCGCTGTCAATAGAAAGTTTCGCTTGACTCGGAAAATTCCGGCCGATCCGACCCGACCACGGGCTGCCGCGAGGCCCGGTCGGAGGAAATGGCGTATATCGCAGGTAGACCGACCGAAAACTCGGTCTACCGCTCGGTCTACCGCTAACCCCTTGATCTTTCTAACTTGTAGACCGAGTAGACCGAGTAGACCGAAATAATCTAAGGAGAGTAACAGAGGAGGAGGGGAGAGGGAAGGATAGGCGCGAGGCCCACCCGTGGGCGAGCGCGTGGGTCCGCGAGGACTCCGTAATAGGGGGCTCGGTCTACGGTATACACGGTCTATCGGGGCGATTCCTTCTTTTATTTCAACGGCTTACGCTTAGACCGAGTTTACAGCATCTTCGTAACCCATTGAAACTAAAGGAGGAATCCGTAGTCCGAGTTTCGGGGCCTCGGTCTACCAGGGCTCAACTCGGTCGTCATGCCGGGTCGCCGGAAATGCGCCACAGCGCATCTTGCGTCCTACACCATTTGCGGGGGCGAAGCCCGTGGTCGTGCTGCCTGCCTGCCGGAAATGCACTACAGCGCATCATCGCCCACAGCGCATTTCCGGCCATGAACCTTATGCCGGGGACACCCCTTGACCGGACAGCAAAAGGCCCCGGACTCGCGTCACGGGGCCTCGGGTTTTCCGGTTTGGGCCGGTCAGGTCTTCCGGCGGAACGCCTTGGGTGTGCCGTACTTCGGGTGCCGCATGGTGCTGGACTGCTCCCACCCCGCCATCCGCATCGCGCGACCCAGCATTCGGGTAGTCAACTGGCTGTCGATCTCCCGCGCGTCGCGCCCCAGCAGGTCGATCCACACCTCCTTCAGACAGGTGATCTCGCGACGGGTCACCGCGCCGTCGAGGTCGGTGGAGGCGGGCTCGTCGAGCACCTGGCGAAGCTCGGCCGCCAGCAGTTCCTCCGGCGTCTCGGTGCGACGGGACTCCTGCATCAGCGCGGCGGTCTCCTTCGACCTCGGGTCGGACAGGTAGAGCGGCAGGTTGCCCTTCGGCTGCACCTTCCGCATGGCGTCGTACCAGGTCAGCACCTCTGCCCACACCTGCTCGATCTCGTCGCGCAGCCGGTCGGTGTCGATCACAGGGGCGTTCACCTTCACCGGCCAGAACCGGCGGCCGCCAGTCGTGTCGCGCAGGTAGTCGTCCTCGTTGGTCGAGCCTATGAAGATGCACTGCCGCGGGAACTCCCGCACGCTGCGCTCCCACGCCAGGCGCCCCTTGTCGTGGGTCCGGCTGATGACGGCCTTCAGCAGCGTCGTGTCGGCCTTGGAGAAGCCCTGAAGCTCGGGGATCTCGCTGATCCACGCGCCCTGCAGCGCCTCGATGATGCGGTTGTTGTCCTTGAAGTCGACCGCAAGCTCGGACGCCCAGTCGAGCCCGAGAATGCGGATGAAGGTCGACTTGCCGGCGCCCTGGGCGCCTTCGAGGATGACCACGAAGTCGAACTTATGGCCCGGCGAGAAGACGCGCGCGACCGCGCCGAGCAGCATCAGGCGCGCCGCCTCGCGGTGGTAGGGATCGTCGGGGCTGTCGAGGTAGTCGATGAACAGGGTCTCCGCGCGCGGCCTGCCGTCCCAGACGAAGGAGCGCAGCCGGTCGCGGATCGGGTGGAAGATGTGATCGTTGGCGACGTTCGCCACGCCCGCGCGGAGGTCGCGGTCGGAGACCTTGATCCCGTAGCCGCCCTGCCCCAGAGGGGCTTCCAGCACGCTCCGCAGCGCGTTCTCGTGGTCGTCGATCCACCGCTTGCCGTCGATGAAGTGCGACGGCTCGTCGAGCGCCCAGATCGGCCCGTCGAGGTTCTTGACAGGCTTCCCGTCCTTGTTGAGCTTCCGGCGGACGCGAGGCGGCGTGACGAACACCTTCGACTGCAGCAGGAGGTTGAAGCCCAGGCGCCCGTAGAGGCGCCAGTCGTTGCGGACGATGGTCTCGACGTTGTGGAGGCAGACCTTGATGTCGCCTTCCTCGCCGATCGCCAGCAGCCGGGTCCAGTTCTTGTCCGGGTTGACGCCGGGGTCGACGGGCTCGGGCTTGTCGAGGATCGCGAGGTCGTCGTCCTTCGCGGGGCCAATGAGGTCGTCGAGGTCGTCTACCACGGCGGGCAGCAGGGCGTCGTCGTCAAGGTCGTCCAGCGCATCAATCTCGGCCATCACGTCGGCGTGCGCCAGCGCGACGCGGTGCTGCCCGGCGGCCTGAATCAGCGTCGCCATGCGGACCGGCTTGAGGGTGCGGTTCTTGAACGACCGCCAGACCTGCGCGGAGTTGCGCGGGTCGAACTTCTCGGACTGCTTCGACCACTCGAACCACTTCTCGCGGCCCGCGTCAGCGCCGCCGTACTCGTGGTGCAGCGCCATGCCGACCTGATACCACAGGTCGCGGTCCTCCACCCAGTCGGGAGGCAGGTCACGCAGCGTCCGGTCGATCTCGTCTTCGTCGATGCCGAGGGGCTTGCGGCGCTCGGCCGCCTCCGCGTCGGTGACCTCGGGCTCGTCGTCCCGGGCCTCGGCGAAGCGCGCGGCGTCGGTCACGGTAGCCAGGCCGAGGCACAGGTCTTCCGCGTCCAGCGCCCGTTCCCAGGCGTAGGCGCGGCCGGTCTCCGGGTGAATCGACGGGGGCACGACGACCTGCGTCCCGGTCCCCTTCAGGTCGATCTCCCAGTGCCGCTTCTTTACGTCGCGGCCCTTCTCCTTGCTGAACACCACGGCGGTGCCTGGCGACTTCGCGAGCTTGCGCGACCGCATGGGCGTGTCGGTGACGACGTAGATGTGGCGGGAGCAGCCCCCGCTGCCGCTGATCGCGGAGGGGAGCAAGCGCCAGCCTGGCAGGATCTCGTCCAGCGCGGCCCGCGCCGAGACCGCATACTCGTCCGACAGGATGTCGAGGTCGACGACGTGGACGTAGCCGCTCGGCGTCTTCGAGGGCTCGCCGCAGCGCAGCCCCAGGTTGGCGCCGGCGCGGTAGCCGTCGTGCAGCGTCGCCATGGTGTGCGGCGGCAGGTCCGACCAGTTGTCGGCGAACGGGGCCTTGCCGCGGGGCCGCAGCCAATGCACGGCGACGCCGGCCGCGATCAGCGGCTCGGCCGCGGCCAGCGCAGCGTCACGCGACAGGGAGGCAGGCTGCGGCCCGAGCAGGTCGTCGAGGTCATCCATCAGAGGGCGGCCGAGTGCTGATGAGATGATGGCACAGGGAGCCCCTGATTCTACGCATAGGGTGACCACGATACACGCAATTCGTGATTCTGTCTAGTCGCGAATCACGAAATCCACATCGCCGTCTCCAATTCGTCCTCCTCGTCACAGTCACCGGCAGTCTCGTCGAGGGTGTCCAGATAGCGCGCGTCGACCGCGCTCACCTCCGGGCGATAGTGACCGAACATCCTGTATTCCTCACGCCATGCCTGCTTCACGGCCTCGGCGTGCGACAGCCCATCCACGGCGACAAGCAGCCACGCGGCGCCAGCCACGTCCTGGTTGCCCCGGGCGCGCCCCAGCAGGTCACTGTAGACGGGACACGGCGTCGCCTCTGCCCGGCTGCACTGCTTCGGGGTCTCCCGGCGGACCCGAGGGACCACGACGACGCCCAGTCTGAGCTTCTTCTCCTTGTACCGGGCTCGGCGGTTGGCCCTTTTCTCATCTTCAGTGAGCCGGGGCGGCGGGGGTAGGTCGCCGCGCTTCCTCGCGCGCCAGCGCGCCATGGCCTCTCGCTGCTTGATCTTCGCAGGGTCGTCGGAGAGCACGCGCTTTCCCATAACTCCCTCCCGGGGCGTCCTGCCCGCACTGGTTAACGAACCTTAGTCCAGAATCACGCGACGCGCAACCGGCACAAAGTCACGATCTTCGTGAAATCGGGGCTTGCAAAGGCATCGTGATTCGCGTTATAAGTAGCCTCTCGAATGAACAATCGAATCCGAAGGGGACACCGACACGCCATGTCGCTCGAAGCCGCTATCACCGAACTGACCAAGAACGTCGTCGCGCTCATCGAGGTCACGCGCGCCAGCGACGAGCTTCGCAAGGAACTGCTGGACAAGGCGGTCGCCGACGCCAAGCGGACCGCCGGCGCCGAGAAGCCGAAGGGAGCGGCGCGGCAGATCACGGAGTCGCCCGAGGACCGGAAGCCGGTCGAAGCGGCCGTCGAGAAGCCGGCCCCGGCGCCCGCCGCCGAGAAGAAGGTCGAGAAGCCGGCCGAGAAGAAGCCGGCAGACGTTTCCGCCGACTCGCCGGCCGCCACGGCGGTCTCCGCGTTCGTCGGCGCCGCGTCGGACGCCGAGGACCGTAAGGCCCGCGTCGCGTCGGTGCGCGAGATCCTGACGAAGCTGGGCGTCGAGCGCACCAGCGAGGTCTCGGAGGCCGACGTGCCTCGCTTCCTCAAGGCGATCGAGAAGCGCGTCGAGCAGTTCGCCGCGAAACCCGCCGCCGAGGAGGACGACCTCTAGGCGAGGCCAAGGAACGGGAGCCGCGCGGCTCCCGGCCACCCCGGCAAAGCCGCGCGACCCACAGCAACGAACGAGGGGCCACCATGGCTATCAACGAGAAGCAGACTGCCGCCCTCCGGGCGATCCCCACCGAGGGCAACTACGTCCACATCCGCACCTACGCCGCCCTGCGCGACGCCGGTCTCGTCACCAAGGTCGAAGGTGTCGCGCACCGCGCCGGCTTCGTCTTCGTCGTCCGCACCGTGGCCGGCAACGCTTTCTGAGGTCTGCGGAGGCGCGATCCCCGGGCACCGCATAGCGGGTCCGCCGCCGACAGAGGCGGCCATCGGGGGCGGGACGCCCCGCCGCAGCAGCGGCGCGCCTGCTTCGATAGACAGCGCGCCGGTCGCCCCGCCGCTCTCAGGTTCGCCGTAGGGGGACCGGCGGCGGGGCACATTCCACCGAGCAACCGAGGCTACCGACATGGACGATCCCGCACTCGCCTATTGCCTCGATGCCCGTGTCGTGGAGCGGCCCGAGATCTCGCCGGAGGACAGCATCCTGCTCCTGTCCAACGAGATCGTCGCTGCCGTGAAGGCCGCCGCGGCGAGCGGTATGCCGATGCACATGGCGATCATGGTGGCGAACGCGACCGCGCTGCGTCTCTACGAGACGGCGGACGACGCGGCGCTCGACGCGATCAGCCCGGAGTCGTTCGAGATGCACTCGGACGCCATCGCGAACGGGCTGCCCGAGATGTTCCCGGTGCTGCACTGAGCCATGTCTGCCCACGCTCGCCTTTCCCCCAGCGCCTCGGCCAGGTGGGCCACCTGCACCGCGTCGGTGAAGGCGATCGAGCGGGCGCGCGCTGCCGGTGACATCGGACCGGACACCAGCAGCGAGGCTGCCGACGAGGGCACGGCGGCGCACCAGATCCGGGAGGAGTGCCTGAGCCTCGGGCTCGACGCCTACGACTTCATCGGCACGGCGGTCGTGGTCAACGGCCACCCCTGGCCGGTCACGCGGGAGATGGCGGAGGCGCTGCAGCCAGGCATCGACTGGATCCGCGAGCGAGTGCCGGCCGGCGCCCTGATGATGGTCGAGACGCGGGTCGCACTGGACCCGTGGCTGCCGGGGCAGTTCGGCACGATCGACTGCGCGTTCGTGTGGCGCGCGCCGGATGGCGTCAAGGAACTCGTGCTGTCCGACCTGAAGTATGGCTTCGGCGAGGTCGAGGCAGAGAACAACCTGCAGCAGATGATCTACGCGCTCGGCGCACTGCAGACGCTTTACGGCGACAGTCGCGACCGATGGCCGGATCGCGTCCGCATCGTCATCGACCAGCCCCGCAAGGGTGGCCTGAAGGAGTGGACCATTGCTGTTCGCTAACCTGGTGGAGTTCGGCTACTGGATCTCCCGACAGGGCGAGTCCGCGCTCGGCGACCGCCGCAGCGGCACCGTGCCGGCCGTCTTCGCCCCCTCCCCGAAGGCGTGCGAATGGTGCCCGCTGGCGGAGAAGCCGAGCCTCTGCGCCGCCCGCACCCGGTGGGCGCTGACCGAGGTGCTGGACGAACTGGAAGACCTAGACGGCCTCGACGACGCCGTGGCCGCGCTGCCGGCGCCGTTCGACCTGACGCCCGAGCGCGTGGCGAAGGTCATCACGCACGCCCCGGCCATCAAGGCGTGGCTGGGCGCCGTGTTCGCGGAGGGCTCGGCGTCGGCACACGCCGGCGACCCGCCACCGGGCTACAAGCTCGTCCTCGGCGACGAGGGCGACAGGGAGTTCGCCGACAAGGAGGCCGCGGAAGCGGTGCTCGTGTCGGCGCTGGGCGAGGCTGCCTTCGAGCGGAAGCTGAAGTCCTACCCGCAGGCGGAGAAGGTGATGAAGCCGGGTCGCAAGAAGCCCGGCCACCCCGACGCATGGGCGGCAATAAAGGAGAACGTCACGCGGAAGCCGGCCAGGCCGGTCCTCGTGCCGGACTCCGACAAGAGGCCGGAATACCGGCCCACCGAAGCCCTGGTCGCCGAACTCGACGACCTGTGATTCTGGAATCACGTTTCACGAATCACGACAGACGAGACCTACAACCAAGCAACCGAAAGACCTGTAACATGGCAACCGAAGACAAGAAGAAGGCCGACCCGCGGTCGTGCTGGCTGAAGCGCGTCCGCCTCAGCTTCTCGGAGTCGCTGCATGAGGCCGAGGCCACCGTCGAAGGCGGTGACCCGAAGCACACCAGCAACATCATCCTCGAATCCGACAGCGCGACCTTCGAGGCCAACAAGGCGGCCACGATGCGCTGCATCCGCGCCGCCGGCGAGGAGACCTGGAAAGACCCGGAAGCCTGGAAGGGCATCGCCGAGGATGCGCCGAAGCGGGTGTCGTTCCGCAAGGGCGAGCGGTTCAAGAACCGCGAGGGCGTGGTCTACCAGGGCTACGCGGGCAACTACGCCATCTCGGCGGCTGGCCCGAAGCGCGGCTCGAAGCGGCCGATCCTGCTCGATCGCCACAAGCGCGACGTGGAGATCAAGGACATCCCCGACGTGTTCTACGGCGGCGTCTACGGAGACGTGAAGGTGTCCTGGTACGGCACCGACAAGGGTGGCCGGGGCATCTTCGCCACGATCGAGGCCATCCGCAGCCACCAGGAAGGTGAGCGCATGGGCGGCGGCGGCGGCGTGACCCGCGACGAGATCGACGAGCTTGACGATCTCGACGACGGCCTGGACCAGATCGTCACCGGCGGCGGTTCGTCGGCGTCGGACGACGACCTGCTGTGAGACTTCGCCGGCGATCCGTGTCCCTCGTATCCCCTGTGACGTGCTTCGGCCATTAGCGGGCCTGACACCACGCAGAGAAGCGAGATCCGTCAAGCGGCGGGGGGCGAGACCAACACGGGCGCAGGAACGAAGGGCCACGGGGACAGTTANNTGAGGTGCTGCTGTGAGCGACATTCCTGCGTCCGTTCTGCGCGACGTGCTCTCCTACGACCCGGAGACCGGGCTGCTGCACTGGAAATGGCGCCCGCGCGAGTTCTTCAAGAGCGACCGTTCTTGGAAGATATGGAACACGCGCTACGCCGGGCGGGAGGCGTTCGCACAGGTGCGGGTAAAGTCCGACACCCTCCGCTATCGCACCGGCGTAGTCATGGGTCGCACCATGAAGGCGCATCGCGTGGCGTGGACGATTCACACCGGAGCCTGGCCGGCGGGCGTTGTGGAGCACATCGACAACGACGGCGAGAACAACCGCTTCGTCAACCTAAAGGGCAGCACGCAGACTGCCAATATGAAGAACGCCAGACTTTCCCGCGCCAATACGAGCGGCGTGTGCGGCGTGGTATGGAGCAAGTTGAGGTCGCAATGGATGGCTCGCATCCGCGTGAACTATCGACAAATCCATCTCGGTTACTTTGGTGACCTGGCCGACGCGGCCGCAGCCCGCCGCGCGGCTGAAGCTAAGTACGGCTTCCACGAGAACCACGGGAGGGTCGCGGCATGAGCCGCGCCATCAAGACCGAGAGGCCGGTCGCCGTCTCCGACGTGGAGATCTCGAACAACTACATGGCCGTCGGCATCCGCGAGCTTGGCGGCGCTCGCCGCGAGGTGGTCTTCGAGGAGTCCGACCGCAGCACGATCGACAGGCCGAAGCTGGGGCGCATCCTCGGTAGCTACACAATTGTCGGATTTAACTGGAATAGCTTCGACAAGCCGCTCCTCGCCTGGTTCCTGCAGAACCCGAAGGCAACCGTGTTCGAGGCGAAGCAGATCGCGAACCGCATCATCGGGGAGCGGATGAAGTGGTGGGAGTGCGAACGGAAGCTCGACATCGAGTATCCGCGCGCGTGGGATCACATTGACCTGTTCGACCCAAATCCGAATCCGATTATCGGCCTGAAGGCCCTGGGCGGCCGGATGCATGTCCGCAAGTTGCAGGAGCTTCCCTACGAGCACGACGCGGTGCTGACGCCGGAGCAGCGCGACCGGACCAACGAATACATGAGCAACGACCTCGACATCACCGAGGCGCTATGGAACGCACTGGCCGAAGCTATGGCGCTGCGCGAGGCCGTGGGCGAAACCATCGGCCAGGACGTTCGGTCGAAGTCGGACACGCAACTCGGTCTGGCGATCATCAAGCACCGCGTCGAGCAGACGACGGGTAAGAAGATCCGCAAGGTCGAGGCGTCGCGGTCGCACGCCTTCCAATATACGCCACCGGACTACCTCCGCTTCGAGAGGCCGGTGCTGCGCGACATGATGGAGCGCATCCGCGCCCACACGTTCCGCACCGATCCGAAGACAGGCAAGGCGGACATTCCCGACTTCCTGCTGAGGCCCGTCACGATCGGACGGACGACCTACACCATGGGCATCGGCGGGCTGCACTCCACAGAGGCTAACCGCGTGGTCCGTGCAGACCACGCGGCGGCGCTGCTCTCGGTCGACGTGGCCTCATACTACCCGGCGATCATCCTCTCGCTGGGGCTGTTCCCGGCTGCGGTGGGGCCGGACTTCCTCAAGGTCTACGACGGCATCCGGCAGGACCGTCTTGCCGCGAAGCGGCGCAAGGACAAGGCCGCCGACAAAAGCCTCAAGATCGCGCTGAACGGCTGCTTCGGATCGCTCGGCAGCCCGTACAGCTTCGTCTACGCGCCGCACCTCCTTCTCGCCGTCACGCTGACGGGGCAGTTGGCGCTCCTGATGCTGATCGAGCGCGCCGAACAGCAGGGCGCAACAGTCGTCAGCGCGAACACCGATGGCGTGGAGATGCTGGTGCCGCGCGAACAGTACGCCGGGATCACGGGGGATAGGCCGAACCCGAGCCCGTGGGCCGATCTGATCGAGGGGTGGGAGCGCGACACGCAGTTCGACTTGGAGGCTGTCGAGTACCGAGCCCTCTGCAACCAGTCGGTCAACAGTTACTTCGCGATCAAGACGAACGGCGGCCACAAGCGCAAAGGCCCGGTCTCCAATCCGTGGTCCACCGACCCCTCCGACGCCGACCCCCGCGCCGCCCTGATGAAGAACCCGCAGACGACCATCTGCTCGGACGCCGCGCTGGCGCGCATCAAGGACGGGACGCCGGTCGCCGAGACCATCCGCGGCTGCCGCGACGTGCGGCAGTTCGTCTCGCTCATCAAGGTCACCAAGGGCGCGACCTGGCGCGGCGGCTACCTCGGCAAGGTCGTCCGCTTCTACTACGCCAAGGACGGCGACCCGATCCTCGAAGCCGAGCCGCACCCGACCACGGGCAGCTTCAAGACCGTCGCCAAGACCGACGGCTGCCGGCCGCTGATGACCTTCGAGCCGGCCGACGGCGACCTCCCCTGGGTGCTCCCCGACGACATCGACTACGCCCGCTACGAGGCGGAGACCGAGAAGATCTTGTCCGAGCTTGGCTACTACGGCGCCCCCGCGGCGCCGGTGAAGTTCGGAAAACTGACCGCAATCAAACTAGAAAGGCTCCTTCCTTGGGCAATCGCAGCATAGAAGAACGCAACGCACTCGTGCTGGCTCACCGGCACATCGCCGAGATTCAGTCGAAGCGCGCCGCCAGAATGGTCAGGGCCGGCGGCTTCGACTATGACGACTTCCGCGGCGCCGCGATGGAGGCGTTGATCCGGGCGGCGGAGCGTTGGCAGGATACCGGGGCACCCTTCCCCGCTTACGCCGCCCTCTCGATCAGGGGCGAAATGATGAAGATCGTCCACAGGTTCCGCACCGTCGTGCCGCTGACCAAACACGCCCAATATCAGCTTACCCTCGCGTGGCGCGCGCAGAAGGAGGCGCGCGCAGCAGGGTCGACGGAAGACGAGGCGGACGAGATCGCGGCCAAGGCGGCCAAGCTCGACGTGGAGACCCTGCGCAGCTTTCGCCGCCACTATTCTTATGAGGACGTGTCGATCGAAGCCCCCATCGACGAGCACCGGCACGACAGCCCGACCATCGGGGAGACCTTGCCGGATACCTCCGAGCCGCACAGCGACACGGTGCGCAGGCACCTGGACACGAGGCGCATGGCCCGGAGCATCCTGCGCGACATCTCCACCATCAAGAACGGGCGCAACGCCCGCGTCATGCGAGCCCTGCTCGTGGAGGGGAAACGCCCGATAGACGTAGGTCGGGAGTTCGGCATCTCTCGGGAGCGGGTGAGGCAGATACGGGACGCCGAGGTGCCGCGCCTGCAGTGCAGAACGTTCGCCCAGTTCGGGAAGAAGGCGGTCGCAGATGTGCTCGCCTGACGGGGGCTGGAAGGAGACCGCGCTGGCCTGCACCTTCTGCGGGAAGCCGGAGGCGTTCCCGACCAACACGCGCTGGGGGATGCGCCACGACTGCCGCGGCTGCGGCCGCTGGGCATGGGGCTACGGTCCGTTCCGCAACCAGCACGAGCACAACCAGGCTTCACGAATCACGAATGACGTGATATGCTCTCCGTCTTCCGAGGAAAGTGATTCGTGATGCTGGAATCCGAGATCGAGCAGAAGATCGTCGCCTGGGCGGAAAACCGGCGCTGGATCTCGCGCAAGTTGCAGTACGTCGGCCGCGTCGGCTGTCCCGACCGCCTGTTCGTCGGCTATGGGCACGTCATCTTCATGGAGATGAAGGCCCCCGGCAAGATGCCCTCGCTGTCGCAGATCACCGAGCACAATCGCTTCGCCGACGCCGGCGTCACGGTTCATGTGATCGACGATGTGGAGGACGGCGTGGCCGTGCTGAGATTCTGCATGGACAACCCGATCAGCCCCAAGACCTTCGATTGACCCGCCCCCTCCTGACGCGCGACCTCCTGCGCGAGCAGCAGGTCCGCATCGTCGACCTCATCAAGCGGCATCCGGCCCTCCTGATCGACCTCAAGATCGCAGGCGGGAAGACGATCTCCTGCCTCACCGCAGCGCGCGACCTGCTAGACGCATGCGAGATCAAGCATGTTCTCGTGATCGCCCCGCTGCGGGTGGCTCGCGACACCTGGCCGGCGGAGATCGAGGCATGGGAGCACACCCGCGTCCTGTCCGTGGCAAACGCCACCGGCGCCAAGGAGACGGAGCGCGCGGCCGCGGTTGCAGCGCGGGCGGAGATCACCGTCATCAATTTCGAGAACCTGCCCTGGCTCGTAGAGCATGTCGGAGGGCCGCGGGGCTGGTTCTGGGACGCATTGGTCATAGACGAGTCCAGTCGCTTCAAGGCCGGCAAGAAGCGCACCGCCACCACCAAGACCCAAACCACCACAGTCGTCCCGCTGCCGGTGACCTACGGGCAGCCGATCGACATCCCCGAAAAGCATCGCGACTCCGTGCTGCTGTCCGGTCGCCGAGGCGAGGACGGCCCAGAGGTGACGCTGCGGGCGTCGCCGGAAGGCTGGATCACGTTCGACCGGCCGCACGGCGCCCCGGCGACCGAGGAAGTTCACGTCGCCTTCCGCAAGACCCGGGTCACCAAGGGCGGCAACGTGACGCGCTTCGGCGCTCTCGCTTCCGTGAGGAGGCGCATTGCCCGGGTGGTGGAGGTGACCGGCACGCCCTGCCCCGGTGGCGTTCACGACTTGTGGGGGCAGATATACCTGCTCGACCAGGGTCAGCGTCTCGGAACTTCCATGACAGCGTTCGAGAACCGCTGGTTCAACAAGGACGCCTACACCTACCAGGTCACACCGAAGCCGGGCGCCGAGGCCGAAATCCGGTCGCGAATCACGGACGTGATGTTCTCCTTCCCTCCCCCCGCGGACCTGCCGGAACCCCGCATGGTCGACGTTCCCGTCACGCTGCCTAAGCGCGCGCTGGCGGAGTATGCGCGCTTCAAGCAGACATTGGTTAGCGAGGCGCACAACGTGGAAGCGGTGTCGCGCGGCGTCCTGACGCAGAAGCTCATGGGCTTCGCTAACGGGGCAATGTACCGAGAGGACGGCTCCGTAGCGCAGGTTCACACGGCCAAGCTCGACGCGCTGGACGAGTTGCTGAAGGAGGCCGCCGGCGACCCGATGCTGATCCTCTACGGGTTCAAGTTCGACCTGAAAGAGATACGCAAGAGGCACCCGGACGCGGTGGTGTTGTCGGAAAGCGACACGGCGGTCCGTGATTGGAATGCAGGTAGGATTAAGAAACTACTGGCCTTCCCAGCCAGTTGTGCTCACGGACTCAACCTGCAGTTCGGCGGCCACCTCGGAGTCTGGTTCGGGCTGACGTGGAGCCTGGAACTATACTTGCAGGCGAACGGGCGACTGGCTCGTCCGGGGCAGAAGTGGCCCGTAGCCATGTATCGCATACTGGCCGAGGGCACCGACGATCGCCGTATGCTGGAAGTGCTGGATTCGCGGAATGCGACACAGGAGGACTTCACGCGCGCCGTGCGTGACGCGATTGCCAATCAGTAAGATATTCTTGACGGGTCACGGAATCAGTGTGAATCTGCGCTCCATCAGCCGACGCACGGAGAGCGCGAGATGCAGTACGAGATCGACGACACGGGCACCGAGATACGGCACCCGGGATTTCGCGACAGGTTCACCCGAGCGATCGAGTGGAATCGCAACGGGGTGCCCCAGAAGGGTGCCGGTGCGCACCGCCACATCGCGGAACGCATGACCGCCTTGGGGATCCTGACTCGCCCGCAAACCGTGAGTCAGTGGAACAAGGGATACACGACGCCCGGTGGACCGACAAAGGGGAGGGCCTTGGCGCAAGTCCTCGGCGTCGACTACAACTGGCTGATGGAGGGGATCGGAGGAGAGTACCCGACCTTTGCCGACGGCAGCGCAGCCCCGAGCAGCGAGCGCCTGGTCCCGCTCCGGCCCTCCGCCAAGCCGACGCCGATCCATCGTCCCGACACGCAGGGGATGGCGATCGGCCTTGCGACCGCGATGGTGACACTGGCCGGCGCTACAAACGTGCGGACGACGCCGGGCGGCGGGCCGGTTCATTTCCAGTTCACGGCGCCCGGCAACATGGTCGTCCCGGTCCACGCGGTCCTCGGCGAGCGCAGTGACGACGGATGGAGCGTCACCGTGCCGCCGGAGGCGGTGGAGGCAACCGTGCTCGGCATCCTTCCGGTATCCCCCACCAGCTTCAAGATGGTGGAACTTTTCTGGGACGACCTGGTGCAGGTCGCAGAGAAGGACGAGGACGGGAACCTCACGATCACGATCACCGACGAACTCACGACCGGCGGGGTCGCGTGGAAGCCGGTCGAGGGGTTTGGGAGACGCCGCCTCCTTCGCTAAACGTGAAACACGTTGCGCAGTCACGCGATTCGTGATATAAGGGACGCCTTGCAAAGAGGTGTCCCGTCTTGCGGAAATTCGGCAGCGTGTGCTCCGGTATCGAGGCCGCATCGTTGGCCTTCGCTTCCTTCGGCTGGGAAGCCGCGTGGCTGGCCGAGGTCGACGTAGACGCCAGCGCCGTGCTGGCGCACCGCTTCGGGGCGACGCGCCCCGTCTACCCGCCCACCTTCGAGGACGACCCGGCCGACAAGAAGAACGGCCGCACGGCAGCGCAGAAGGCCGCGACGCGGCAGCGTGCCGCCAAGAAGGTCGCATGGGGTGACCGCATCACGAACTGGGGCGACATGACCCTGATCGCCGACGCGGTGCGCCGCGGCGCGGCCGAGGCCCCGGACATGCTCTGCGGCGGCACGCCGTGCCAGGNCCGACGCGCGCGGCAACCTGTCCCTCACCTTCTGCGAACTGGCCGACGCCATCGACGATGCGCGGGCCACCCGGGGCGAGGAGCCCTGCGTCGTCACCTGGGAGAATGTCGATGGAGCACTCACATCCAAGGATAACGCCTTCGGTTGCATCCTTGCTGCGCTCGCCGGAGAAGTTCTGCCGCTCGAACCGCCAGGGGGAAGGTGGACGAACGCTGGTGTTGTGCTTGGTCCCCGCAGAGCAGTCGCGTGGCGGGTCGGAGACGCCCAATATTTCGGCGTGGCCCAACGACGCAAGCGTGTCTACCTTGTCGCAAGTGCTCGTGACGGGTTCGATCCCGCAGCGGTACTTCTTGAGTGGGAAGGCGTGCGCCGG